TGAAGAAGATTTAATTGATGACTAAACAAAAAAATGAATGGTAGAGTTATAGCAACGGTAATGAACTACATAGAGAGAAGTAAGACTGTTTTTTGCAATGGGAAGATGAGATTTTCTTCTTGTGATGGGGTGATGACAATTTCCTATCATCACAATCAGAATCCAATCAATATTTCCAAAACTTTACAGGGGGATAGGAATGAAGTAATATGCCAGATGCAAGACTTCTTCTTGGATTGTTTTTTCGATTTTGAGTGGGGTGGAGAGGAGATTAATGCTACAACCCTTGCGAAGATTCTTTGAGTTAGTGAAGATGCTATGAGACAATTATTATCAAGAATTTATAAAAAAATAAAGATCCATGAAGAGCGATTTCTATATAAAAAGTAAAAGACTAAAGGTCTATAAAATCGTGGGTAAGGATGAACAAACAAGAGGATTTAAGAGAAATGCTGCACAAGAAATCTTGGAAGCAAAGAAAAAATCTCTGAAAGAAAAATTCTGAAGGATCAGAATGATTGTCCTTAAATGAAGACAAATGGGGATTACTACGAACGAAGTGATCAATGGACTAGATACTGCGATCATGAGGAGTAATCAGAATATTGGCGTACTTGCTCATGACGATAACACAAGGACAGAAATTTTTGATAAAGTAAAGTTTGCATTCGAGAATTACCCATCAGGGATCAGGCTCAAAGATGGGAAAATTTTCAGGAAACCAACGAGCAAATACGACACGAAATATCTTCTCTCCTTTGCCAACAATCATTCCAAGATTGCGGTTGTAAGGAACTCTAGAGGTGGAACTTGGACCAAGCTCCATATTTCAGAATTTGCTTTTATTAAAGATGCGAACAATCTCCTTGCAGGAACATTGCCATCAGTTCCAAAGAATGGAGAGATTATTATTGAGTCAACAGCGAACTGATTCGGTAATGAATTTGAAAAAATGTGGAATAAATTCTCGAAAAAAGGTGATAATCCTGAATGGACTTGTTTGTTTCTTGGTTGGTGGCTGATGCCTGAATATGCATTGCCGGTAACACAATGAGAGAAGATCATTCTCCCAAAAGAGTTGGAGCATCTCAATGAGCCTATGATTGACTGAACAATACTGACTCCATCACAGAAAAAGCGATATCTCAATGTTTACGAGTCCAACACCAACCCACTCCTCACCTTTCAAGAATATCCAAGTACTCCTGAAGAGGCGTTCTTGCATACAGGTAAACCTGTCTTCCCATCCAGACTTTTGAAGCTTTTGAAAAATCCTGAATATACTGAAGATGAAGTTATACCTGGATTATACATTTATGCTCCAGCAAGGTCTGGACAGTGCGTCTATGGTGGAGATACCGCAGCGTGAGTTGATGGAGGAGATAATTGCTGTATCGTAGTAAGGGACTCGGAGTCAATGGATCTCTTAGCATGTTATTATGGAATTTGCGAGCCATGATATCTTTGTGAAGTAATCCAAAGGCTAATAGAGCTTGGTTATTGGGGAAGAATTGGAGTAGAAAAGAATAATACCTGATACGCATTCTACGAAAAAGCAAAAGAATACGATTGGTATGATATGCTTTACACCACTACTACCGTTGACAACAAGACCGACTACGAAACTCAAAAAATAGGACGAGAAACAAATGGAAAAACAAGACCAATATTGATGGCCTGACTCAAGGAGGCGATTAATAAGAGATATATCACTCAGATAGATCCTAGAGTCCACAAGGAATTTTTCAGCTTTATCTATGATGCAAAGATGAAAGAGGTAGCACAACAGGGGCATCATGATGATGGTGTGATGACTGAGGGAATCTGTTTACAGATGAGAAAGTTCCCTCTCATTGAATTTTAGATAGCAGTATTTCTCTTTTTAGAATTGATTTTGAAAATAAAATCAATATATCAGTTAATATCTGATTTTATTTTCTTATTATAGTAGTATGAAAAATAAAAACACTGCTGGGATTTTAGCATTTTTATTGTGAGGGATAGGTGCTCATAGGTTCTACCTAGGAGAAGATGGCGTAGGGATACTCTATCTTTTGTTTTCTTGGACTTGCATTCCTACTGTTGCATCATTGTTTGAAGCAATACATTATTTTAGGATGAGTGATGAGGAGTTTAATATGAAGTATAATGAATGAAAGTCATCAGATGGTAAGGATCATTATGATGATCTCTTAAAATTTAATCAACTGAGAGAAAAAAATCTGATTTCTGAGGAGGAATATCAGAAAAAAGTTAAGGAGATAAAGGAGCGTATAAATATCGCAGAAGATAAAAAGAAAAAAGCTGCACAAACACAAGAAGAAATAGAAAAAAACAATCAAAAGATTGATAAAATAACCTATACTATCTTTAAAGTTATTGGGATTGTCTTGGCAATAGTAATGCTCCTTGTGATCATTTGAAAAATGGCTGGCAAGTAAAATGTCACACTTTTAGAAATCTGACTATACTCTGAGTCAGATTTTTTTTATTTTTTATAAAAATGTGATGGCAGAAACAGATTACAAGCTAAAGGTCTGAATAGAGGTAGATACTCAGATAGATCAAAATGAAGTAAAAAAAGGTCTCGAGAAAACAGGAGAAAGTGCAGGAGAGGGAATGGTACAGGGGCTACAAAAGAAAAAAGAATCATTCTTAGATCAGATCAAAAAATTTTGACAAGCAGGAAAAAAAGAACTAGATAAAGATTTAGTAGCAGACCTTAAATTGAATAAAGCCCACCTGCAACACCAACTTGATGAGCTCAATAGACAACTCAAACAGGCAAAAAAGGAAAATCAACATGAATTAGAATATGAGATTAGACTTAAAATTGACGAAACAAAAGGGAAGCTGAATCAAACAACATCAGCACTTAACGGGCTTGGAAAATCTTGAAAGTCTATAGGAGAAATGTTGATATGATTGGCCTCAAAATTAGGAATATGGTTTGGATTAGCTCAAGCAGTACAATTCGTAATAAAAACATTTAATGATTTTCAAGAAAGCCAAAAAATTCTTGTGCAGGCAACTGGTGCTAGTGGAGAAGCCTTAAAAAAAATGTCAGAAAATGTATTACACTTGCAGAGTTCCGTCAACCAAGGACAAAGTGAGATTGCGGAAGCCGTAGGAGAGATTAATACAAGATTAGGCCTTACTTGAGAGGAGCTCGAAAAAACAACAGAGAACTACCTGAAATTTGCAACCGTAACAGGACAGAACGGGAAAGAAGCTATTGCGGACAACATCAGGCTTTTTAATATTTGGGGAGTATCTACACAGGATCAGGCTTTGTATCTTGATCAATTAGCATTTGCTGGACAAGCTACGGGAGTAAATGTAGGGACGCTAACAAAAAATTTGACAGATAACCAAGTAGCTCTCGAGCAAATGGGACTTTGATTAACTGAGTCAATTGCACTGCTATCAAATTTTGAAAAAGAGGGGGTTAATGCTGATCAGGCTCTTGCAGCAATGAAGATTGGGATTGCAAAGCTTGTAGAAGACGGTAAGAGTCCAACTGAAGCAATTAATACTCTTGTAGAAAGCATTAGAAATGCAAAAACAGAAACAGAATGAATGCATATTGCTGTAGAGGCGTTCTGACAAAGAGGAGGGCTAGCAATGTATAATGCAATCAGAAGAGGGACACTGAGTATAGAAGAATTCACACAAACCCTAAATAATGCTCAAGAAACGGTCAACGAGACTCATAAAAATATGGAAACTTTTGGTGAGTGGATTAGTAGAATCTTTAGTGGAATTTGGGGATCCTTTGTTGCAGATGTAAACGATGGTTTTTCTCAGATTTGATCTCAAGTAATGTGGGTTATATGAATCGTTTGAGACTTTTTTGATGAGGTGGGAAAGTGAATTGGGATTATTTGAGAAATAATCAATGGAGAAAGAGATTGGACACTTGCCATGACTGAAAAAGGATATGAAATGGAGAGACAGAAGAATCTCGTAAAACAATCGACAGAGGTTAATAAAAAATATGTAGATACGGCTCAAAAGCTCAACACAGCACTCAACACCTTTAATTCGATTAAGGTAGATGATAGTGCGACAAGAGAAGAGTTTGAGGCATCAAGGAGACAAGCTCTTGCAACAGCTGAAGGATTCCGCCAAGCACTAAAGGCAAAGTTAGCATTTACAAGATGAGTAAATGCTTCACTTGATAAGTGAAGTAAAGATTATGCAGATAATGCAAAACTTATTGCAGCACTAGAAGCTGAAGGAAAAAATCTCGACCAGGCTATTGAATGAATTAAGAATGCAAAATATACCTGAACTGGTAGAAAAAAACCTTCATGAGGAGGTAGTGGTTGATGAAGTAAGGGAAAGTCTGTTGTTGAAAAGAAGAAAGAAGAACTCCTTAAGCTTAGAGACTTGGAGATCAAAGCAGTACAAGAATCAAGTGCAACAGAATTTGAGAAGATGGCGAAATTGTATGATATCGATAGAGCATACAAAAAGAAAATTGAGGATCTGGAGGGTAAAACCAATGATGTTCTCCTAAAAACAGCCGAACAATACATGAAGGAGTCTTACGAAAAAAAGCTTAAAGCCTCACAAGAGGAACAGAAGCTTACCAATGATGCAATCAAAAAAGCAGAAGAATATCAAAAAACCATAAAAAAATCAGAGAAAGCATGGGAAGACCTCAAAAACAAGGCTACAGATACGCTTAGATCAATCAATCACGAAATAGAAGAGCTCAATAAGGATTATAGTAAAGATCTGTGAGCAAGGTGGGTAGAAGTAAGAAAACAAATCATAGACAATCAGAGGGATACTCCAGGATTGGAGTATATGACTGAAAGGTACAACAGAGAGGAACTAGAAAGATGGAGAGAAGCTGGGACAAAAGAGGTCGAATGAGTGGATCTAGATAGGTTGTTAGAGCAAATCAAACTAAAAGAAGAACTCCTCTTGATCGAAAAATCAACCACTAAAGAACAGCAGGAGCAAGCAAAGGCACTCTCTCAACAAAGCGAAACTCAAAAAATAATGGCAAAACATAAAGAAGAACTAGCAAAAAAAGAGGAATACCGCAATCTTCTAAAAGCTTACACCGCAAGTGAAAGTCTCGGACTAAAAGGAGTGGATTACATCAGAGATGAGCATGGAGATAAGACTGACAAGCTTGGATATCGAGATGCAGAGAAGAAGCAATACGTAGAAATAACCGATTTCAAAAACCAAGAATATGCTCGTGATCTCCTTAATCAACAAGAGAAGCTGAAAACAGAATATGCAGAAGCACAAGAGAACTATGCAAAGCAACTTGAACTCGTAAAATCACACTCCGCTAAGGTATACCAACAATGGCAAACTGACTCCAGAGCGTACAGAGCAGAACTCGAGAAGAGAAAGGCTGATGTGCAAAAATATGTAGAGGATGTGAGAAGAATCTTATCTAGTGTTCCATCTGCACATCGTGCCTACGGTGGAGAACTCACCAATGGAAGAGTGGCACTAGTCGGAGAGAATGGGCCAGAACAGATTATCGCAAGAGCCTCAAGCTATGTACAACCAAGGAATGCAGTAAGTAATCATAGTGTTGTAAATACGACCAACACCCAAAGTTATAATCTCAATATGGGAGATGCTCATTTTGGGCCTTTTGCTACGATAGATGATATGCTTGCGGCTCTCAAATCAAAACTTACCTATCATTTTTAATTTGGAAATGTCGCCTCTCATTATTTAATTTTGAACCAAAAACAAAAATATCACACTTTTAGAAATCTGACTATACTCTGAGTCAGATTTTTTTGTTTTTTCTATAAAAACATGATGTTTTATTTTGTTTTGAGATCATGGAGAAAAAAAACCTCTCGGCTTTTAGAGATTATATTAAGAGTAAATATCGTTTTGCTCAAATGTATGCAAACCAACTCAGTAAATTTGGAGAAAATAACTTTAGGAAAAAGGTTTTTTCCATCAAATCAAACCTAGGAAACAACGACTTCCAAGACGAACAGCTCTATATCCCCATCAATATTGCAAGAGCGGTAACGAGGACTTTCACTAATTATGTGATCGGTAAAGGATTCAGTGTAGATTTTGGAGATGATGAGTTGAATAAGTTATTTGTAGATATTGCTGACAATCTCAAGCTTCAAACGCTTTTGAATGAGGCAGTTGATAATCAGTCGTGCATCGGTTATTCAATCATCAGAGTAAGGAGTAAAGATAACGCCCCAAGGGTTGAGATAATCCCAGTTGCGAACTATCTGGCCAACATGGAGGGGTTAACAATCTGAGATGGATTTGAAGATATCAAAGAACATTTTGTATTCTCAGTAATCAAGCAGAATGATAGAAAGGTTTTTTATGTTGATAGATATGAAAAAAAGCAATGAGGATGGAATGGATATTATGGAGAGATTTGGGATTACAACGAAAATTTTATTTTAAGTAAAAAGATTGAGGAAGCAACAACAGAGGAAAGTCTTGAGTACCTTCCTATCTTCCTTGTTAACAATGATTTGAAAAATTCGCATACAACGAGTGAGGATGTATTTAAGGATACTTTGGGAAATATCCCAAGATATTTTGCCCAGTCTGATTATGTAGATATTGCGGATATTCTTCAAGAATTGAACGATAGAGGGAGTCAGATTTCTATTGAATTTGTAAAAAATTTGACTTCTAAGATGTCGCTCCCCTCTTCTTTCAAGGCATCAGAGAAAGCACAAGGGCTAAGAAAAGTAGTTGATGATACTCTACCAAAAAAGCCAAATCCTGACTATATTCTCCATGGACACGGAGAACAACCAGCACAATATATCACCAAAGATGGAAGCTATCTTAGTATCTCTATCCAGCATTATATCCCAATGCTTTTGAATTTCGTATCACTCACAACGACAATACCGACTTCAATGCTCGGAGGAGAAGCACTCTTTGGCGGAAACAATCCAGTAGGTACAACCGAAAAAGAATTTGAAAGATTTTATGCAAGAGTATCAAGCAAGCAGGAGATTCTCTACACTTCTTTGCAAAAAATATTTGTTGCTATCATAAGAGCATCAGGAAAAGAAGTAAAAAAACTCCCAACAATAAAATTTAAGAAAGTACAAACATGGGACGTAGGGCAAAGAACTGATATTGCAGCATCACAAATGAATATGGGGATTATGTCCAAGATTTCTGCTATGCAGTTTGCTATGGGTTATGATGAAATTGAAGCTAAGGAGGAGATCAAGAGAATCAATGAAGAAACCAAAGACGCTTATGCAAGAGATGGAGGATTTTTAGATACTACGCAGGAAGAAAATGAATAGTCGATCAGATATTTTTGGATCTGAAATGAGCATCCAAGACAAATTGAGAGAGTCACTCTCAGAGGTAGCATATAACCCACGAAAATTGAGTCTGATTTTTTGGCTTTTTCGATTGCAGTTATGTCTAGCAGTATTTCTAATGGTATCTAGTGTTTTACTTGCATTATATCGGTTATGCTAAGGAAAGACTACCTGAATGCAGAATATACCTCAGAAGATAAAAAGTTGATTGCATTCTTTCAAAAACAAATGCAGAAGATCAATCAGCTTTTTCAACTTGCTTTGCAGGAGTGAGATAGAACAAAAGCACTGCTTCATCTGAGAAAAATGCAAGCAATCAGCACTGCACTTAAAGCAGAATATGGAGAACGAGCAGAACTTCGTATTCCTCAGGAATATCTTAAAGGTGGAATCTATATAGATGATTATCTCAATAATGCTTCGAGTCTTTCAAGACTAAAAAACCAATGAGATAATAAACTTATAATGAGTAGAGTCGCTCAATTAGGCCCTGTGCATACCGAGGCGGTCAAGGCTTTAATGGAGAATAGTAAAATGCTCGTAAGTGCAAGCATTGATGGGATGGAAAGACATGCGATCACAATGCTCACAAAATACCAACAAGCTCAAACAAAGATTAAACTCGCAGAAGGAATTCTGAGCTGAGATTGATTGGAAAAAATGAAGAAAAATTTGACAAAAGTGTATCAGTCTTCAGGAATTACTAAGTTTCAAGATAGGGCTGGAAGACTACGAGATATGAATCGTTATGTCGATATGCTTACAAGAACTGAGACTAAGATAGCTAATACCCAAGGGACAATCAATAGAGCCTTGGAATCAGGAGTTACAAAATTTGAAGTTGTTGAGCATGAGGACTGTTGTGAGATCTGTGCTCATCATAACGGAAAGATTTATGATATCAGCAAAGGGGCAATAGAACTTCCTCCTTATCATCCGAATTGCAAAGGGTATGTAGTGCCAGTAGTAGATGTACCTCAAAGTAGGTTCGGATCAGCTTTTGACCTTAAAGCAAAAAGCCTTGCAGAGAAAGCTGGAATTACAGGTAAAAACACTTTGGAAAGGATGAAAAAACTGAATAAATATGCTAAGACTCCAGAAGGCAAACGACTAAAAAAGTCAGTTTACAGGGTGAAGGATGATATTATTCTTTCTGACATCAAAAAGAAATGAGAAGTATTAAAAGATAAGTGAGCAGGAATGACTTATAAACTCACACAAAGTGGAGTTCAGGTAAATTGGCATCTTGGAGACTTCCGCAAAACATTAAAGAAATTATGACGGATAAAAAAACAAGAGTAATATTACTCTTGTTTTCTTTCACGCCCCTGCAGTACAAAGACTACTACGACTACCACCACTCTGAGAGTGGATCGTGTCACACTGTCCTAATGGATTAGTGACTAACAGAGATTAGTATACTTAAAAAAAATATTTTTGCAAGTGAAAAAATATAAAATAGTAAAACATAGTTCAAAAGCTTGTTTAAAAATAAAAAACAAAAAAGTCACACTTTAAAAAAAGTGGTTATACTGCATATCGATTTTATTTTTTTCTATAAAAACATGAAACGATGGCTACCAATGAGACACAGGGTATTAGCTCCTAATGATGGAAACGAAGGTACTGGTGGTGGAGGTGCTCCAGATCAGTCTCCTAAAGATGATGGAAAAGGAGGAGAAGAAAAAAAAACTCCTGAAACAGTCCCCTATGAAAGATTTGCAGAGATAAACGGACAGAAAAAAGATCTAGAAGCTCAACTTGCAGCTTATAAACAAAAAGAAGCTGAAGAAAATGAGAAGAAAAAGAAGGATGAGGAAGAGAAAGCCAAGCAAAATGGCGAATATCAAAAACTTATCGATAAAAAAGACCAAGAACTTGCTGACTATAAAACCAAACAAGAAGCTTGGACAAAAAGAGAGGAAGCATTGACTGCTAAAAATAATAGTAGAATTGCTACACTCAAGGAGAAGCTCGGAGAGGATTTTGCGACTGCGGAGTCGTTAATCACCGGAAAAACAGATCCTTTTGAACTCGACAAGGCATTAGATGACCTAGAAAAACTCGTAGGGAAAAACAATACAACACCTAAAGGAGGTGGAGGGGTTCCTGATGGAAATGGTCAAGGAAAACTTGCAGAGTTTAAAGAGAGACTCTCCAAAGGTGAAAGGCTAAGCACCTGAGAACAGAGAGAATTCTTTAGACTTCTCAATGAACTCGAAAATAAATAGCCATTCTTGCTCAATGAGCATTTTTAACCTTTTATACCTTACAAATGTTACACTTATCAAAAGACTTTAATCTCAAAGAATGGATTTCATCAGTAATCCTTCTTGTTCCTTCAAGACTACCATTGCTTGCAAGAGCACAAAAAGGATCTCAACTTGAAAGCGACGAAATCTCTTTTTACACTACAAAACAGATCCCAAGAACTGGAGTTGTTAAGGGACAAGTAGAAATAGGAGGAACCTCAATCGTAGTTAATGAGGAACTCGCAAATAGACTTACTGAAGGATATATCCTCATGCATGCAGATGAACTTATTAAGGTAAAATCTGTAGATAAAAGCACTAAAACTCTGACTGTAGAGAGAGGGTATGCAAATACTCCAGCAGCACTTATTAAAAAGGATGCAGTAATCAAAATTCTTTCTAAAGCTGAGGCTGAAGGTAAAATTACAGAAGATTTCCATAAGTTGGAAAAAGTAAGATCAACTAATGTTGCTCAGACTTTTACTAAGTCAATTTATGTTTCAAAAGATGCAGCTGCTTTGCAAAAGAAAAATTATATCGATATGCTCCAAGAAGAAAGAGTTGGAAAGATCGATGAAGAAGGAATCGAAATGAATACTACTCTATACTACGGAAGAAAGAAAATCTCAGAGGACGGCAGAAGAACTATGGGAGGATGGAAAGAAGCTATCACAACTGATGGAGGAATTGTATTTGGGGCCGATAAAAATCTCACAGAAGAACAATTTGAAAATGTATTGGTATCAATTGCATCTAAGCAAGGTAAGCCAACTACTATCTTCTTGAATGCAGTTACCAAGGCAAAAACATTTAAGAAGTTTAAAAATGCTGTGACTGCTACTCCTGATTCACAATCTAATATGAAAGCTGGAGGAATTCTTACTGGTTATCTCTCTGACGCTCTTGGATATGAACTCAAGTTTGAAATCGATGAATGCGTACAGACAGGAGATATCTTTATTGGTGTTGGAGAACCAATTATCCATGTAATGGAAGATGTAGAAGAAAAGGTTGATGTATTATTCAAAAACTGCAAAGAGCCATCTAACTCATCTGTAATTAATGAAACATTGAAGTCAACTATTACTTCAGAGTTCCAAAATGCTTATCAGGATGCATACATCAGTAACGCTTGTTAACAATAAGAGGGCTTTGCCCTCTCCTCTTTAAAGAGGATTTTATATTTTGAAAAAAGAAAAATCATGATGTACGAAATCACACAAGATTGTAGAATTGCTAATCAAGACTATGAAAAAGGGCAAATTGTATCTAAGGAAGAAGTTGGTGGTCGATTTCCTTCTGTAATGAAAGAAGCAGAAGAGAAAGAAGCAAAAACTCCAGCTAAAAAGTCTAAAAAAGCAGATCCAGAAGTTGCAGAAACTCCTGAAGAGCCTGAATCTGAAAGTCAGGATTAATTTTATTTGTTAGATAGAATATAATGACTCTAAAAACGCCAATCAATGCAGGGCATATGGTCCCTAATGCGATGGAAATATTTGTCGCAAAAAGATGGAGTGACCCTTTGATGCAAGTAGGATTCTATAAAGATCAAGAAATTGCTGCAGCTGGAGAAAGTTCAGATGATGTTTACTCTAACGGATCACTCAAAAAAATCAAAGATGGAAATAAAGTGAAGGTCAACTTTTCTCTCCATGAACTTACTAATGAAAAACTTGAAATCCTCCAACTTGGATTGATCTCAATGAAGTCAGGAACTGTTGTTGGAGAGGTTGAGACCTTTATGCCTGGTGCTTGGTCCTTTGATAAGGATATCTTGCTTAAATATTCTAATCAAGATGGAACAGCAACAGAAGTAACAAAAGTGGAAGCCCTTATCAATGGGGTTGTTAAACCTCTTACTAAGGGAACTGACTATGATGTAGTAGTAACCTCTCTTGGGTCAACAGCCATCAAACTCAAAAAAGGGACACTACTCACTGATACTGCACCAGTTAATGTAAAACTTACCGTTACTTACTCTGCTACGGCAAACGATGTCAAAATTGTAGAACACAAAGAAAACAGTTTGGCAAAGGGATTTGTAATGGTTCTTGTAAATGAATTTGAATATGAAGGCAAGAAGAAATCTATCAAAATTTATGTTGAAGATTGTCAGGCCTCTAAGTCAATGATGAAGCAGATCTCCAATAACGATGGGACAACTGCAGGATTCCCAGTAGAAATTACCGGTACCATTGTAAAACAAGAAAATCTTGGATTCTCTCTTGCTTAGTGCAAGGGAGTTTCCCTTTTTATTTTATTTTTTTATCAAATGGTGATCGATCTAAAAACTTTTATTGAGGGGTATAAAACATCTGAGGTAATTCATGGAGATCTCAGATGGAAATTTAGAGAGCCAAGGCTAAAGGACTTGGACAAGCCTGTTATGGAAATACTTGAAATCGGTTGTATCGAGTGAGAATGGTCAGCTTTTGAGACTTTTTTGGAAGAAGAATTGCCAGCAAGCAAACAAGCAGAATTCCTAGAAGAAATACTGAAAGAGTTGGGTTTAGCCTAGAAGCTTCTGACGATAAAGGGTATTCAGAAGCTTTGGTTGCGTGGTCAATTTGTGCCATAATGCATTACTACCCTTGCTATAATAAACAAGGAGTTTTGGAGCTTAGTCAATCTCAGGTCTCATCACTCCTGGAAATGATTTCTTGCATAAAAAATCCAGAGGGCTTAGAGAAATATAAAACAGTAAAATTCTCATCAGAATTTGAATTTGATCAACGAGTATTGGGGAAATTTAAATAGAAACATCTATCTTATTTCTTCTTGACTTTATCATAAAAACTTGTATATCAATATTATTTTATTGGGAATAAAACAAAAATGACATTGATTGTATGAGTAGGGAATAAGAATGCGTTGGCTTTTGCAGCAGACAGTATTGGTAGTGTACAGCATGAAGAAGGAGTGAAGTGATATATTGTAAATAAACTTTTTGAATTAACCTCATCAGATCCAATATGAGTTGCGACTGCATGAAATTCCGATTTTTGATGATTACTATTAGAGGTAATTATAAAAGATTTTAGAAAAAAGCTAGGGGATAAGAGAAAAAAAACATTAGAAGAATATGTTATTTTGTTTTTAGACCATTTAAAATCAGCTGATTACATAAAAGGAGACAATAATGAGCTTTTTTTAAAAATTTTATTAAAAAAATTCTTATCAAGAATTGCAAAAATAAGAAATGAAGGTATGGAGATTATTATGCAGGACCCCGACATAGACCCTAAAGATGTTAATACGGTAAAGAAAGTATTATCAGCCTATATATCAGCATGCCTTTCCAATGATTATGAACTCATAAGTAGTCAAAAAGAACTGTTTGGGATGCCGGTATATACATGAGAGCAGTTTGATGAAGAATATAAAAACGTACCTTCTAATATATTGGAGACTTTGTTTTGTTCACCAGGCACCAAAAACTACGAGCTATTAAAAAGAAATATTTTATCTATAATAAATAAAGATGCATTTCTCCATCTATTTGGTGATTGAAGCGAATTAATTTTTTTTGGGTTTTGAGAAGAGGATTTTTTTCCAAAAGTATTTTCCATTAATTTATATTATAAAATTGATGAAGAGGTTGTATTTTCACTTAATGACGTCTATACCATCAAATCTGATGGATTTATAAAAGCCTATGCTCAATCGGAAGATGTTGAGAATTCAATTTTATGAATAGGAGATGGGATTAAGAATGAAATTTGTAAAACAATAGAGCAAAAATTGACAAAAAACAAAAAAATAGGTATACTTGATCAAGAGAAGTATAATTTTATTAACGATAGTATAGCTGAAGCTTTAGATGAAATTAGGGAAAAAAATCTAACAGAACTTTCGCTATCTGCAAGATTCCTTTCAAAAACTGAGCTATGACAAATTGCCGAGAATTTTGTGGGAATAGGGTCAATGAAAAAAAGAATTAATCTTGGGAATGAAACTATTTGATGACCAATTGATGTTGCTATTGTTACAAAATCAGATTGATTTATATGGATCAAAAGAAAACATTACTTTGATGCTGAGAATAATTATCATTACTTTAATAATTTATGAAGAAAAAATGAAGCAAGTAAACATGAAGGATCTAAAGAAGAGTGAGATAAAAAAGAAAAAACAGGAGTATAAAGAGCTACCACAAAAAAACGAGAATGATAAAATACATGGTGGGGAAGAGTTTATTAAAAAAGCTGTTTTAATAAAACAATTAGCTCCAGATAAAGACTTAAATGATTTTTCTAGTGTTTTATCTTCACAAGACAAAGCATCTGTTAAATGTTCGTGGTACTAAAATAACTTACTAAATTACTTCTTCTGCTCTATTTTAATACTCACTAATAACGAACGATCGTTCTAGTATCTTTAAAAAAATCTGACTCAAGTGGTCAGATTTCTTTTTTATTTTAGATAAATTACGCATAAGATAATTCTTTAATTTTTTCATGGACAGATGCAACTCTCTCCTTTTCCTCTTTTGCAGCAATAAAGAGGTCATAATTTGTCTGCATATTCATCCACACTTCTGCGGATGTCCCAAATGCTGCACCGATACGAACAGCAAGTGAGGCAGTAATATTCCTCCTTCCCTTGATAATATCACTAAGGTAAGGAGCAGTCGTCCCTATTAGCTTGGCAAATTGTCTTTGGCTCCATCCTTTTGCTTCAATGGCTTCGAGAAGATCTTCTCAAGGATGAAATGCGATAGGTAACCTTTCCATTTTGTGTTATTTATAGAATAAAAAACCACTTCTATGTTTTTTTCAATTCTCCTCCAAGAGGAGAGCAAACACTACTCATAGTGCTTGCTAATCTCTAGGATTTCTATGACTTGGAATACTCCATCTTTATCAACTGTGAACAGCAGTCTCCACTGACCATTCAGACAAACACTGTATTGCCCCTTACGATCTCCATCCAATTTTTCGAGATAAAGTCCAGGATGTTTCGAAATATCTACAAGAGATATTGCGTTCATAAAGAACCACACACGGCGTTGATACTTCTTGATGATATTGGGATGTAAGTTATCCCTCACCTTTCAGTAATAGATATTTTCAAGTCTTCCGGTTTTGAATTTAACAATCATCCCCTTTGAATTGAAATAAAATTGATACTCATAGAGAGTAATTCTTATTCGGATAAGTATCTCTCTTGAGTTCGTTATGTATTATACATAATTTTTTATAAAAATCAAGAGAAAGTTATGCAAAATAAGTAATTTTAAAAAAAAGAGAAAAAGAGGCAAAAAGCCTCTTTCTCCCCCGAATAAGAACAAAGTGAGTATCAATTTATGGTTGATAGTATACACATTTTCTTTAGAAAATCAAGTTTTTAAATCTTTTTTAGTATGTGTCAATATATAGTGTTAATAATTGTTAAGCACACTATATATAGAAAATAGGGCTGATCGGAATCAACAGTTACTAGAAAGAATAGCCAATTCACCAATAAAAAACAAAAAAATCACACTTTGGAAAATTTGACTATACTGTAAGTCAGATTTTTTATTTTTGAGGGAATATGATGTATAGCAAAATCCTTGCACATAGTGTCCGTTATAATGGTTTAGACTTGGTTAATAGTCCTTCTTTGCATTTACCTGGTGGGTTTTTATGCTTAAAGGAGTTTAGCTTTTTTGAGGTGCCAACGAGTATCAGCACAGAAAAATATGTAATGAGACATGGAGAATATGTTTCTCCAACAGAAAAGAAGAACAGGAGGATCAGAATTTTGTTTGATATTTTGAGTGAAAGTGCAGATGAGAGATGGTATTGGTTAAGAAAAATACAAAGAGCATTTTCCCCTGAACAAAATCCCTCTCCGCTCAACCCTAAGCTATGGAAAGAGTTAACCTTTATGGATCAAGGGGGAAAGGAGCGAAGTTGTAAATGCCAAGTGCTTAAGTGAGTAGAACTCTCAGACTTTGGGAATGAAAAGCGAGCAAGTGTCAGTGTTGAGCTAATAACAGACTCTTCAGAGATCAGAAGTGCAGAAAAGAACACACTGAGAACTCACAATACAAGACAGGGGGTAAAACTAGGAGTAAAGTCTCCAACACCTTGGAGGTATTATCGTGAAGAGATTGCTTATAATGGAGTACTTGATGCAGCACTTTCTGTCGTTTGTACAATAACTAAAGATGGAGCTTTCCCACTGAACTATCTCTCTATTAAATGTGGAGATTTAATCTGGCAACTCCACAACATAAATGCATTAAATCTTCAGATCGGAGATAGGATAGAGATTGATTGATTACAGAGGCATGCTTTTCTTTGGAGATGAGGAGAAAAGACTGATATCACAGGAATGGTTGCCCTTGGATCTCAATGGCCCATACTTACAGTAGAGCCAGTAATGGTATCTGTAGATTGTGGAAGAATTGATAAGGTGTTAGATATAGAGCTGACACGACAAGAAGTATTTTAATTCATGGAAAAAACAAGATGAAAACAATGATAGTATCAGTAGAGGAAATTGCACAAGGAACGATCAATGATGAGCTCTACCAACTCTGCACCAATGATGCAGAGAAAGTAAAAAAATACGAAAACTATGTCGCAAAAAAACTCTGGACAATTGTTGATAAGGAGCAATTTTTGGCCGAAAACTACCCTGAAGATTTCAAGGAGGCGACCATTAGTCTGATTCAGAATTTATTTATTTTTACCATAGCTGGTAAAAACTCGGTAGCGACTGGAAGAAAGACAAGCAAGAGTGAGAAAATAGACGATTATAGTATCTCTGAGAGCTACGAGCATTACTCTCCCTATACGCTCTTTGGAATTCCAGTAGACAAAGAAACTATGGAGGTTATCGCTCGTTATCAAGCACCTGACTATCCTTTTGGAAATTGGGAAATTAATTTACATTAGAAAAAAATAAAATGATTAGTGATTTTTTCATAAATACCATAAGAGTCCTCAGCAGAGAAGAAGTAGTAAGCTATCAAGATGGAATACCAAAAAAAACCTACAAAGAAAAAGAAAATCTGATTGCGTGTAGGGTTGGCCATCTCAACAGTAAAGATATACAACTACTAAGCAAGACTGCAGAAATCAGTGTGCAGACCAGGAAGCTTTTTACTGCTCCAAACACACCAATCAAGATCAAGGATAGAATCATTCGAGAGGATAGAGAATATCAGGTTATATCTGCATATAACGCACAAGATACAACAACCACTCACCATAAAAAATTTTTGATCAAGCTGGTGGAATAATTTAATTAACAAGTGAAAAAATGGTAAAATATCAGCTAACAGACTTTGGACAATCACATTTAAGAGTAGTAAAAAAACTCTCAATGACGAGTGATGAGGCCTTAAAAAAAGTAGGACTCGTACTTGAAGAGGCGATCAAGTATGAACTGGAATCTGATAGTTATGATACAGGAAATCTTGCATCTAGTGTCAATACCAAGCTCGTTAGATCTTGAGTGGTAGAAGTAGGAACAAACCTAGAATACGCTCTTGCAAGAGAACATGGAAGAAGGCCATGAAAGTTTCCAAACCTTGATGCAATGGCAGCTTGGGCTGGTAGAAAAGGGATTATCCAAGGCGCTACGAGCAAATATGATGACCTCCACTACAAAGACAAGGGAATTGTCTTCATCATCGCTAGAAGCATTAAGGAAAATGGAACAAATTGGAATGACAACCACGAAAAGAGGGGGAAACAAACTTTTAAAAGAGTACTCGCAAGAGAAAGATCAGACTTAATTCTTTTATATCGTCAATATATGAAACATGCACAATCCTAATCGACCCAAATCTCTCCAGTCTTTTTTGCAAAAAAATAAAGATATCTGAGGAATAACCCAGAGAATAGCTTTTCTTAAAGTCGAGCAGGGAGAGGGACCAGCAATTGTTTTTAATGAGGGGAATCGAACTCCTGAAGGTAAAGGAAACACAAGTTATGAGAAAGGAATAGAAAGTTTCCCTATATTGATTGATGTTGTTGTGGATTATGAAGACTATAAAACAGGATATCTCCTCAGATGACTGATAAGAAAAGAGTTGGGAAAGTTTAATGGGGAATTAAGTGATGAGCGAGAAGGGACTGTAGGATTTAGACAATTTCTTGCCCCAGAATTTAACCACGAAACAAATAAAGTAGTTTTTGGATCTATTTATCTTCTCAAACAAAGCTATGATTACGATACAAATTAAAAATGGAGAGGGAATGGTACTTGGTGTAATCAACGATTTCTTTTCTTTGCAAGTACAAGATGAAATTAATAAATGAGGGAATCTGAAAGTGAGCATCCCTCTCAATGATTGGCTCAGAAAGACACCACTCCAAAAGTGATATCGTATTAGTGTAAATTATGGAATAAGTCTTAAAAGAAATCTGATGCTCTTTGATGGATACCTTTCAGACTTCACCCTTAGAACAGAGAGTATAGATATTGAGGCATATAGCTGGATTCACTATCTCCAATACCGCCTCCTTGATCGCAGCAAAAAATACCAATCAACTCCTATAAAAACAATTGTTTCCGAGATTTTTGAAATAATCAAAGAGAAAGGTCAGCTTCCTTTTTCTCTTGGAGACAATAACTGCGATAAGGTTATTGCCAAGGAATTTCCGCAAGGTACAAGCTTTTTTGATGTGTTAAGGGGATTAAACGAAGAAAATCCTGACCTTATTTTTCGTATAATCACTAAAAACGGAGAGAATCTCCTAGAGGTAGGAGAAAAAATCGGAGATGTTTTGCAGGGGGTTCGAGAGTGTGATACTTCTGACCCATGAAGAACGAACATCGTAAATCGAGAATGGAAAGACTCAATGGATGAGTTCCGAAATAGTCAGGGGGCATTGAGAAATGATGAGCATCTCAGACAAACAGGATTGTTGTTTGAAAGGGCTCTTGAAGATAAGACTCCAGCGCAGCTCCCAAAGTCAACTCCTCTTCCTGCTATTACAATATCGAGAGATACCGACTGGCGGGATTTTAATGTAGGAGATAGAAAGTCTATTAGACTCATTACGGGGTATGAGCGACTATCACTTTCCTACACTGGACTTATCCAGGAAAGAAGGATCATAATTGGAGCTTGAGGGCTAAAATCTGAGATTAAGGTTGCTCAAAACTATAGAGAAGATGTAAATGTACTAGATACGATTATTAAAAACCTAAGGAAAACTTCTGCGCCACAAGTGACTCCTGCTCCTCAAGTAGACCTCAGCTGATACGCTACCTCCTCAGCAGTCAACCAAGCGATCCAAAGCCAAAACACGAAAATAGAACAAAAAGCTGACTCAAGCTTCGTTCAGTGAGTCGCACAAACGGCTCAAACCGCATTGAATGCAGCAAACCAAGCCAAACAAACTGCAGAGAGCAAGGCAGATGCAAATCATAATCACGATGACCGTTACTACACAGAAAGCGAGATTGATAACAAACTCTCAGGGAAAGCAGATGCAAATCATACCCATAATTTTCCAACGAGCTTACCAGCGTCTGATGTGTACGAGCGAGCAAAGCAAGTCAACAAGCCGACTTACACAATTTCAGAGATTCAAGGACTACAAGAAGCTTTGAACAATAAAAGTTCTTCTGTGGCAAGTTTAGATAGGATAGACTTTAACTACACCACTAATCTTACCCAAAAAAAATTTAGGATAGGATCAAGGTATCAGCTCTCTAATGTTCCTCATGATCAAGGGGGGCATCAGCTCCAAGTGCTCTGGTGAGATCTTCAGCCCCAAGGAACAGGACATGATGGAGGCTGGGGATTGATGTTTTGACCAGATCAAAACCCTTATCTCCAAATGCAAGGAGAAGATGTCGCAATCGGAAGAACTGGAGGACTGATCAATCCTAAGACACGAGTCAACTTTCCTCAAAGTGTAGGGCTTAAACGAGATGCAAACACGGATGGAGCAAATATCTACTTCAGATCCTCAAGCAATGACGACTCTTCACTCGACTTCAAGCTCTACGATGACGGAAGTGAGTGGTTTAGATTTATGTACATAGACACTTGGAGAGCTGCATTCAACTATGAATTAGCAACTTTTAAGCAGAAGTTCTTTGTACACTGACAAGTACAATACGGAGAATTTCCAAATATTAGCCTTGCGATCTGAGACTCAGACACCGGATTCAATCGAGAGTCTGACGGTGTGCTCTCCTATTTCTCCAACGGTTCAAAACTCCAAACGATCCATCAAAATGCCGTGCCAGTCGTCGCTGAAGATTTTGGGCGAAATGTCAAGATGAAAAAACTCACCCAAGCTCAATACGATGCTCTTGGAGCAGGGAGACCGAATAATGTGATTTACTATATAACCGATTAAGAAAATGCAAACACTAGAAATCAAAAAAAGTCTCAAGTCAGATTTCTTACCTTTTTCACTCTGATTTCGGAAACTCTCAGACTTGACCTACAATGCAATCACAGGGAAAGTGATCTTGACGCTCTGAGGTTACCTTGATGAGGAACATTATCAAAAAGACGGTACAAAAGCCTGTCTTGAAACCAAAAAAATCACTTTGGATACGCAAAAAGAACTCGTCCAAGTCCCTATCATGAGACCAAAGCTCAAGAAAAATGGAGAAGCTGAGCTGGATCCTCTCGGTAAAGTGATCCTTGAGGAAACAGGAGAGACCCAAGAGCAACGAGCCAATCAAGATCGCTATATCGAGCTTGAAGCAATCGGTCAAGTACTAGACAAAATCAAGCAATTTTTAGAAAATACCTTATAAAATGCCAATTCAACTAGGAGACAAAGCCCTCAAGTCGCTCTATATCTGAGATAAAAAAGTATCTGCAGTTTATATCTGAGATAAGAAAGTATGGCCGAGCATCAAGGATTTTACGGAAATTTTCTCTCAAGCTCGTAATAAGTCAATCAATAGAAGTGGATACTATCGAGCACGAGAATATGATCCATCTCAAGATCCTCGAGACAACTATATCAAGATCAGACCAGAAGGAAGTGGAAAGATCAAGCTCTGAATCATCCCTGCATACTCAAGAGCAGATCTTGATTATAGTGCTTTTACTACGCATATTGATTTTATGGTCGAAGTCGAGAGGATTGCAAATCCTCGACCTGCAGCTATCAGTATAAGTAATCCAGGAAATGATGAAACCGCAGGGCTCTTTGTTCGTTTCATGGGAGACTCAATCAGAGTTTCCTATGGAGGAAGTAATGAGATTGTGATCCCTATGAATCGAGAAGTTAAAGAACTCTTTGTCTCGGTAGATTTTATCCTCCAAGAGAACAAAAGATACCTCAATAGTGGGAAACTGATTGCTGTCTATGGAGGTCAGACCTATACTGAGGTAGTCCATCCTCAGTCAGGGAACTATCCTATCAATAGATACGCAAGCAATACAAGACTTGAGATCTGAGCCTCATACGAGCCAAAAGGATATATCGCAGTCAAACAAATTCATATCTGGTAAAAAAAACTGACTCAAAAAGGTAATCAACCTCAAGAGTCAGATTTTCTTTTATAAAAATGTCCGGAAAAAAAATTTTTTTGAGTATAATCCAATTTTGGGAAAACAACAAAATATGGCTTTCTATTTTGTTTTGTCATATAAAAACAAAAAAGTCACACTTTAGAAAAAATGATTATAGTAGTATTTGTTTTAAATTTTAAGATATACAATGTTAAGAACAGCACTTCTCTGAGGGAATACGATCAATCTTGACTCAGATTATAGTAAATATATCGAGACGGTCTCTGATCCTTGAGTAATTGAAGGATTTGCCGTAGAGGAAGGAAAAGTTAAGCCAGGGAAAGCTTGGGTAAAAGTAACGAGGAGTAATGGAGAATCGCTCTTTGTCCTTGTGCAGAATACACAAGATATCCCTGTGAGCTTGAATGGAGATGTCTTTATAGGAATTGAGGTTGCTCAAAATGCAATCGACAATGGGCTTATAAATAATGAAGATGGAACAGGAATCTCCTCAATCAAGGTTTGACCTCAAAAACCAAATCAGAATTATCTTCTTTTGGCAGTATGGCAAGGGGGAAGACTCTCAGACAAAAGGGAGATCATCCCAAAACTCCAATCCCTCTCCACCAGAACCTCAACCCTAGAGGAGAAATTTGAAACAGCGAAGCCAGGTATTGATGCAGCATCCAAGATGCCAGAAAAAATCAGAGTACTCGAGACGAGTGTTAATAAGCTCACTACCGTTAATGGAATAAGACAAGAGCTTGATTTCAAAGTAGAAGGAAGAGCAAGTGCCACTTGGAATGCTCCAGAGAATGGATTGCTAGAGTACAAGTTTAGTCGCCAGGGAAATAGTGGAAGTGCTGCTTTGGGAGATATGGATTTGCCAGTAAGAAGCTGGGAAAATATCCCGAACTACCTCTTTGTCCAGAAAGGACAGCAAATATTTCTTTCCGTTGACAACAATTACAGACAAGGACTCTATAAAATCCAACTCACTGCTTTTATCCCTTTATAGTTATGAAAAATGAAAAAAATCATAAAAGACTGACAAATCGTAGGATTCACCGATCTAGAACCAGTACTCGAGGAGGGCTTCAGTGCTGAGGAGGCAACTCAAGAGGAATATGAAAGACGGAAAACAGAACACGCACCAAAGCCAATCCAGTATATTACGATTGAGTGTCCTCTAGAGGTAATGATCAGCAAAGAGGACTTCAGATCGAAAGTCGCTTTTATCCAGTTGATCTATAGTCAGATGGAGACCATCACAAGGCATTGAGTTGTCTATATCTCGCATATAGACATCACGGATGTAAAGGACTTCTTACCCAAAGAAGAGTTTGAGCTTTTCAGCTCTTATGGGGTAAAGTTCCCTGATGAAGTAAAAGATTTATATACTAAAAAGAAAAAGAATGAAAAGTCTGACTAAAAGCCTAGTTCTGCTCTGGGTCGCTGGTATTCTTAGCGTTGTTCTCTTACCGTTGGGGATAATTTGGACAGTGGGAGAGATTCTTGTCAGGATTTTCTCTTCTACTCAAAAGAAATCAGCTTGCACAAAATCGCTCTGATTTCTGACTGCTACCTTACATTCCCTAGCACTTGGACTGGATCAGATAGGGAATGCAGTCTGCAGGGATATGTTCAATAGGCTCTTGATTGAACAAGACGGCTACAAGTTCGGGAAGGTACAGGAGACGATCTCTTCTGTACTGGGGAAGAATCAAATGCTCGATACTTTGAGTTTGTGAGGTTGGATCTTAGTCAGTATTTTAGAGCTTTTTGAGGAGGATCACTGTATAAAAAGTATTATTTATTTCACTAAAGATAAAGAAAAATGATAGCAAGATATACCTCAGAGATTCCTCGATGGAAAAACAATATGGCACTAGTGATAACGATAATTACCAATAGCATAGCCTTGATAGTCTTTTTTGTAAGGGTAGATTCTAGGCTTTCGGCTCTTGAGGATTGGAAAAATGAGATCCTCCCTACAAGAGTAACAATTAAAGATATACAAATTATCGAGGAAAAGATAAGGAATATCGATTCTAAGGTAACCGACATTAAGGATATGGTAAGAAAATAGTTTTATCCCCAATAAAAAAAATGGAAGAAATCTGACTCAAACTTGAACAAATTAGTAAAGAGATAGAGAATTTTGAAGTCAAAAATACTTGAGATTGAAAAAAACTCCAAGCACTCTGCGAGGAGAAACAGAGGCTTGTAAGCCTCCTTAATCTCTATCAATCAGGATACCAACCAACCCCTAGGAGAAAACCGATATTTGGGGTCAGAATTTAAGTCTTTTATTTTTTATAATAATCACAATGGAAAATCTATTATTAGAGGCGTGAGGAGTGATGGGGCTTACCTACTACATCCTGAACTTAATCAAGCCCATCATTCCAGAGAAGGCTAAGCCTTATATTCCTTTACTCTCTGCACTGTTGGCTGGACTGATAAACATGGCAATCAAGCAGGAGAACTTCTTGGAGAACTTCTTTTCTGGAGTACTGATGGGGCTTTCAACCTCAAAGGGTCACGATATCCAGAGAGACTTAAGCACTCCACCAGCTAAGCAGAAACCTACGAAAAAGGATACAAAAAATGAAGAAATGCTGAAGCTCGTTGAAACAATGAGTGCAGCATTGAAAAAATAGTTTTTATATTTTTATGATCGATAAAATGAGACCATATAAGGATTTTGCAAAAAAGCGACTCGGGAAAAGAGTCGATTATGATAAACAATATGATTATCAATGTACGGATTTGGCTAAGCAGTATCTCTTCGAGGTGCTAAGATTTGAGAAAATTGGAGCGTTAGGAAATGCCAAAGATATGCCAAAATCTCCCTTCTTTGCACAATGGGAAAAGATCAAAGGCATGAACAATCTGATGCAAGGAGATATTATCATCAGATCACAATGACCATACGGACACGTTGCTATCGTGGATCACGTGCTGAACTGAAAAGTTTACGTGCTCGAGCAAAATGGCTCAGGGAAGAATTCTGGCTCTGGAATATGAGCAAACGCAATCAGGATTCAGGCTTATAGGCTTGATTTTTATGATACGATACTCAGGTGCAAAAAGATCTTTGATAATCTTGTGCTAGAGAGAGAATTTGTGGAAGAGAAACTCAAGAAGCTCAAAGGAGTCGAAGGTCAAGAGAACGAGATAAGGAATACCAAAGAGTATCTCGCCACAACGAGATACCAAGTTAATTAAAGCTAGGGTGTGTTTACATACCAGGCACGCTCCAAGAGGGGCGTGTTTTTTAAAAAAGCAAAACACTAGTTATAAACTAATGTCTTGCTTTGTTGAGATTAACTCATCTATCTCTGAATGATTTCCTAGAAGAGATCTCTCTTTAACAAAAAAACCATGAACAAGATTATAGTAAACCATCTAATTCGAAAGGAAAACTTCCATCCAGAATCTCTTCCTGATTTCTTGTTTTTTTTGCTATCCCTTGACCAATAGCTAAAGTGAAACCCATCTCTTAAGGGTTCTTTTACAGTGTTTTTCACTTTTATATAGTTTAAAATATAAAATTTTTGTGGTATATTTCAACCTCTCTTTTATATAGAAAAAAAACAAAAAAATCTGATTTTTTTATAAAAAACTCCCTAGGTGGGGAGTTCTACTCTTGTTTTAGTGCATCTAAGATTTTTTTGCTATCCTTCAATGAAAGATAGCGTTTTGCTTGTGTTTTTCATTTCCCTGGATGGGAAACATTGAAAGTAACACAAATATACTTATTGGTAGCAGCTCTGTGGACCGCTGTCTGGTAGTGAATCCCTTCCAGCTTTGCAAGCTCGGTGAGCTTGTAGGCATTAACTTGCATTTTTTTGGCAAATAAATATAAAATAGCTGGAATGTTAATGGTATGACGTTCTAAGCCTCTCCTTGTGGGAGGTTTTTTTGTTCTTGTGAGTTTATGAACTCACACCTCTTAATCCAATATCTCGGCTTAAAAGTAGGATTGTTGTGTAATCATTTATTATCTTTATTCAAATACTTCTTCAGAAGTAATGAATAAACAATATTCTTAATTGTTAGCTGATCAAGCTGATCTGCTTGTTCAGGAACTGAAGTAATCTTACGAATAATTTTTGCTCTAATTTCTTTGTTCAATTCCTGAGTTAGCTCAGGATCAATTGCATTAAGTAATTGTTTAGCCTCATATAAGCATTCGTTGAATCTCCTGCTGGTAATTCTCATCTGTATAATGGATTATATAATAAAAAACTAATAACCAAGTCTCACACTCCCTATAGGAGCATATCAGACTTTTATATCTTTACATTGCTTTCCGATAGTGGAAAGCTTTTTTCATAGCATATCTGCTATGTCTTGGAGGCAATACCCCTGCCTCCTTAGGTTGCGAGCTTCTCTTATCTCCTCTGGAGTAGAGTTGTATCTGGTATTGATTCAGGCTTTATGTCTCCATTCCCTCTGGTAAGAGTTAATAAAGAATCTATCCATTGAATTCAATGTATTTAGAAACTAAAGTAAGAGAAATGATCTCTCCATTCTCTAACTGCCCCTTACCTGAGAGGCACCCCTTCTCTACTACAAGGACTTTTTGTCCCTTATAGATAATAGTATCTCCAACTTGAATAGCATTAACCATTTTTTCTTTATTTAATTTATTATTTTCTTTTTTTATAACTTCCTCAATAAGAGGAAGAATTTTTGCATCATCTGCATTATTTAGGCAGATGGCTTTTTCTACAGGTCTTGGAGACTTGTAGTCATTGGAAAATCATTCTAATACATAGATATAAGACTGAGTCCCATCAAGGGTCTCCTTTTTGTTGTATGGCAATAATACATTGTAGATTGCCATTCCTAGATCGGTAGTTGCATCTAGATTTTTGTACCCAGCTTTCCAAGCTGAAGTGGTCTTAATGATCTCGAGTGTTCTCATGGAAATAGAAATAAGAATGTAAAGTGGTATGACATTCATAGGTTTCATAGGTCATTGCCCTCTAGGGACTCTCTATTACTTCCTGATGACATTATCAGTATACTGATTTTTTATTAAATTGCAAGAGATTTTTATAAGATTTTTATAAATATCTTATAATATCAGAGAATGAAGATACTCAAGAAGCAACTTTATTCAGTTTTTTATTTTTTGTTTTATTTGCTGAAAAGTAGATTTATGATAGAAATTTTGGTCCATAATCCTACTAATCTTGGCCAGAGCTTCCTTGTCTGGATGGAGATATGTCCAGGTTGTCTCGATATTACTATGCCCTGCCAGTTCGGCCACCTTATCAAGCTGCTTGGTCTCGTTCACGAGATAAGTTAAATAATAATGCCTTAAGAGATGCGGGGTTATCGCTTCATCTATCTGTGCGAGATCGCAGATATACGTGCAGAGTCTCCTCACATTATCCGTAGTAAGTGGGCCTCTAAGCTTATGTCTGAAGGGATAGCCGTCAGGGTATTGCCTCAGCTTCAGGATTCTTAATCTCAATTCAGAAGAGATAAAAACGAACCTCTCTTTTCAGAATTTTCCTGTAATTTTGATGGCGTATCTGCCATTCACAGGGTCTGCATCAAGGAACTGATCTCTCGTGATACTGCAGGCTTCGCTTACTCTCATGCCCGTAGTAAGGATAAGCTCGATGATCATCGCATTCCTTGCAGGGTTGTCAGTATTCTTAATCGCAGCAAGGAATTTGTGCATATTCTCGGGCTTGATTCAGTCTTTTTTCTTTCTTCTTACTCTAACCCTCGGGAGGGCATGAACATCCATGATGGGAATCTTGAGAACGCTCGTAACATAAGAGAGAAAGCTTCTATAAGCTGTCAAGTAGCCAGCAATAGTAATAGGTCTACAGAACTTCTTCCTTTCCATCATGAGGTTAAGCATGTCTTGTGCTGTAACCTCAGTTCGATTTTCTTCTTTATCCAATCGGCGGTGTAAGGCACGGACTGTTATCCTTCTATCTTCCCTAGTGCTTGAGTAGAGATTCTTGACCTGGAGATAGTCCATTCGGCCATCTATGGCCTCCTCGAGTGTTGGGAGCACTCTGCATGGTTTACGCATTCCGCGTGGTGCATAACCAACTCTAACGCTTTTTACTCGCATTCCTATAGTTGCCAGGGGTTGGTCGAGTTCCTTCGAGATATCGCAGAGCCTCCACCCTTTTCTTCTCAGAGAAATTGCTTTTAGTCTTTTTTCTTTGCTTTCCATTGTGGATAGTTCTTAAAAAATAAAAAATTTGGAAAACAGAAAAAACTACAAAAAGAAAGTGGATTTGTAGTTTTTTTTGAGGTTCGGGCACATATTAGTAATTGCCCCTATAGAACTATCTACAACAGTAGAAATAGCTATTTTATATTTTTTTTAATCCCTTTTTCAAGGGATTTTTAATTTTTTATATCAATATTATCAATTAAAAACTTCCCTAGCTCCTTCTCTGGAATCAGTGCTGATTCTAGGAGTCGGTATCTATAATCATATTCTGTTAAGATATGTGCCACATCCTTTTCGTTCTCTATATCATCTTCAACGGTTTTACACCATTGAGCGTCTATGTATTCAGGCAATTTACAAAGTTGTTCGTCACACACAAACTGCCATAATCAACTTTCAATAGTTGTGATTAATCTCAATGGTACTGCAAGACTTTCGTATACTAAGCTTGCTGTCAGTCTGTTTGGGATTCTAATTGTATAAAAATAAATAAATTTACCATCAGAATTACAGTGATTAAGGTTACTATTTTCAAATGGTCTCCAGCCTCTCTTAATCAGAGAGTTAAGTAAGTTTTCTAGTTCTTTCATAATAATAGTAATTTTAATAAAAGGTTAATTGTTGTTACCATTCAAGCTCCAGTAAGATATCATATCAAAAAATACTCCATTTTTGTTTTTTTTGCTTGTTGGTAGAGCTTCCAAGTTATTTTATTTGTTTCTAATTGTTCCTCAAGAACGACAATAATACGCTCAAACATTCTTTCGTGTTTTTCCTCCATCTCTCATAAACAAAATATAAAATCATAATTCACGAACTCAGCTCGTCGCCTCCGATAAGACGCAGAGGGATATATCGTTTTGGTATACCCCCTGTTATTGCTCGATTAGTTCTGGATTCTCATAGATATTTCCTATTATAACAACATCTACTCTCCCGTATGGAGAAAATCTGGCTTTGAACTCATCTTCAAAAAGGAATCAGGCAACCTTATCATCTCGCATTACTTTATACTTCATCGCAGCTGGTCTTGTTGACTGCACTATATCTCACTCGTAGATATCTCTTCCGTTCTTGTCTCTCAG